GGGTAGAGCTGGCAAGAAGAAATTTTTGGCAGTACTGCAAATTAAAGGCTCCTGACTTCTACAAGGAAGACAGGGGTTTTTTACGTGATTTCTGTAATGAGTTGCAGCAGTTCATAAAATCAGATTATGAAGTAATGGTTGTTAATATGCCGCCAAGACATGGAAAGTCTAGAACTGTTGGCAATTTTGTTGAATGGGTTCTTGGAAATGACCAAACACAGAAGATTATGACAGGCTCATACAATGAAACATTGTCTACAACGTTTTCAAAGGGCGTGAGAAACACGATTCTTGAAACAAAGGCAGATGAAAACAAGGCTGTTTATTCAGATGTGTTCCCAGGAGTAACCATTAAACGTGGTGATGGTGCAATGAATATGTGGTCACTTGAAAATGGCTATAACAATTATTTGGCAACATCCCCAACAGGAACGGCAACAGGTTTTGGTGCAACGTTAATGATTATTGATGACTTGATTAAGTCAGCACTGGAAGCTAATAATGCAAATATTCTGGATAATCATTGGACCTGGTTTACGGACACAATGATGTCAAGACTTGAAGAGGGTGGCAAGATTATCATTGTAATGACAAGATGGCATAGTTTGGATTTGGCTGGCAGGGCATTGGAACACTTTAAGAGCATAGGCGTAAAGGTAAGGCATATATGCTATAAGGCTGTTAAGAAAGATGGAACAATGCTTTGTCCTGAAATTTTGTCAAAAAGATCATACGAAAATAAAAAGATGTCAATGGGAATAGATATTGCAGAAGCAAACTATCAGCAGAATCCTATTGACATAAAGGGCAGAATGTACACTTCATTTAAGACGTACAAAGAA